GCTAAAGCACAAATAGAAGTCAATAAAGAAGAAGCTAAAGGTAATTGGTTTCAATCATCTTGGCGACCAGCTACTGCTTGGGTATGTGTTGCAGGTTTTGCAGTCAACTTTCTTATTAGTCCTTTATTAGCACCTTTTGGCATTGATGTACCTCAAGCTGATACTTCTACTATGCTACCTGTTTTAATGGGTATGTTAGGTTTAGGTGGTCTTAGAAGCTATGAGAAAACTAAAGGATTAACAAAATAATGTACGACAACATTAAAGAAATGCTAATCAAGAATGAAGGGTTGGTTCTTCAAGTTTATAAAGATAGCTTAGGATACGACACAATTGGCGTAGGTCGTTGCTTAGATAAGAATGGCATATCAGAAGATGAAGCTATGTATCTTTTAGAAAATGATATTAATAGAGTTGTAGCTAATTTAGATAAGGTATGGGAAGTATGGAGAAGTTTCCCTGTACCAGCTCAAGAAGTATGTGTAGACATGGCGTTCCAGCTGGGAATTACAGGATTTATGAATTTTAGAAAAACAAGAGCTCTGATGGAGATGGGTTGTTGGTTGGAAGCATCAGAGGAAGTATTAAGAAGTAAATATGCAGTTCAAACACCAAATAGGGCAGCTAGGAATTCAAGAAAACTAGCTATGTGTAAAAGTGCCAAGAAAAACATCAGACCAACATCAAGCTAATTCAAGACTTGGTGCATTAGGAGAATCATTAGTACAAACGTTTCTGCTTGAGTACGCTGACTTTTGTTACCCAACTCAAGAAAAACATCCTGCTGATTTAATGGTTGAATTTGGTTCAGCTAAATATACAGTACAAGTTAAAAGCAGAAGAGCAACTAAAGAAAAGAAGTTTGTCTTTGCTGCTGAGAACTCAAGGTCAATGTCTGAAACTTATAAACATTACACTTGCGATATCTTAGCTTTTGTATTCTTTGATGGAGATGAAAAGCGTATTATGTTTAAGGCAAATACATCATCACAAAATTATTTTACCTTTGATAAGAAATCTATTACCGAATCTATGGAATTAGATTCTCTTAAAGAAACACTGGATAATCTAAGCTCAGTACCAGTTCTAAATCCTTTAATTTAATTTTCATATAATTGTTTACATTAATATATATTTATATATACTAAGGGTATGTTAATTAAAAATAAGGAGTTAAATAACATGAGTAATTTAGAAATAACAAAATCTAAAACTGAGTTTTTATTAGGTAGAAGCAAAGGAGATGCTGAAGAACTTGCAAGACTTTGGAATCTATATGATAAGGCTTATGAAAAATATACTAAAAAAATTGATGCACTTACTCGCAAAAGAGATTATGAGTTGGGTTATATATGGAATGAAATCTGTAAATTAAATAGGAGTAAATAATGTCAACAACTAGATACACACTACAAGTTCAACTACCTAGCTTAGGCTGGGTGGTTGCTATCAAGACTAGCGACATATTCTACATGGCTAGTAAGAGAGCAAGATTAATTGCTCAAGGGCATAAGGTTAAATTAACTAAGGAGAGTAAAAATGGATAGCATTATAGATAAGATTTTAAATCAAGAAGAAAGAGCACAAGAACTTAGAAAACAAAATGTCATAGTTTTGCATGATTTTAAATTTGATACTAACAAAGAGATGATTGCAGAAACTTTAAATACTATTTACAAAAAGGAGAGTAAAAATGATTGAGAGTCCACAAACACTAATAATATTAGCAGCAGCTTGTTATCTATGTTATGGAGCAGCTTTAATAATCCACGACAGGAATAACAGAAAATGAATGTAACATTTAATTTAATGGGTGGTGGTGAATTAAATATTCCTGCTAGAGCAATCAGTGGTTTCTACAAAGATGAATTTACCAGTGAGGTCATAGTTGAAGTCAATGGTGATGAATACAAAGTCAGAGATTCACTAGATGAAGTTAGATACATTTTAGGATTAGCAAGATGAAAGTTTTAGTTGCTTGCGAATATAGTGGAATAGTAAGAGATGCTTTTACTAAAAAAGGACATGATGCTACCAGTTGCGATATTTTACCAACTGAATCAGAAGGTAAACATTATCAGGGTGATGTACTAGATATTATTAATGATGGGTGGGATTTAATGATTGCACATCCACCATGCACACATTTATCAGTTAGTGGTGCAAGATGGTTTACTGAAGGAAAAAAACCAATGTATTTAAGAGATGAAGCTATAGAGTTTGTAAGAAAACTAATGGATGCACCCATAAACAAAATATGCATTGAAAATCCTGTAAGTGTAATTTCTTCATATATAAGAAAATCTGACCAAATGATAAATCCATTTCAGTTTGGTCACATGGAATATAAAAGAACTTGTTTATGGTTAAAAAACTTACCTAAATTAAAAGAAACAAATAATGTTAAAAAAGAAACAGATGCACTACCCGACAAAGAAAAACATAGAATTTGGTGGATTGGTAGTGGCAAGGGAAAAGAAAGAAGTAAATTTTATACTGGCATAGCAGATGCTATGGCAAATCAGTGGGGATAAATATGAAAATAGAATCACTTAAGAACTTTGAATCTAAGCAAAAGGGTCAGGCTCTTATTTATAAAGACTTACCTAATGAGGATTATCATGCAAGTGTAGGAATCAGCAGTAGTTATGTAAGAAGGTTTGGGCAATCCCAGCTTCATGCAGTTAACTACACTTCTGAATCTACTCCAGCACTTAAGTTTGGAACAGCAGCACATTCTTTATTAGTAGAAGGACAAGAAGCATTTGATAAAGAAGTCAGAGTGCTTACAGGTTCTCCATATACTAAAGCATATAAAGAAGAGAAGGCTGAATATGAAGAGCAAGGATTCATAGTTCTAAAAGAAGATGAAGCTGAGATTATTACTGGCATGAAAGAAAACATGATATATGAGGGTAATGCTTATCTAAATGCAACTGGCAAGATAGCAGAAGCAAGTATTTATTGGTATGAAGATGATGTGTTATGTAAATGCAGACCTGATGTTATGTGTCCGCCTTTAGATGCACCTAACTCAGATAATAAGATAGTCATTATTGATTACAAGACTACCCAATCTTGCGAACCTCATGCTTTTAATTATTCAGTTAAGAAGTATGGCTATGATATGCAAGCTGCTTATTATAGAAGAGGAGTTGAAATGGCTGGATATGAAGTTACTGATTTCTTATTCATAGCCCAAGAGAAAGTACATCCTTATGCATCTAAAGTATTTAGAATCACAAAAGAACAAATGGATTATGGCTGGACTATGATGGAGCAATACCTGAATGATTATAAAGAATATCAAAAGGGTAAACCTCTTAGTATTTACAATAGTCCTAATGTTGTGGATTTGGTTTTATAGGAGAGAGAGATGGAACAAGGTACTCAAAAAAAATTATTCAAAACAAATAATTCACTAGAAAAATACTTTGATAAAAATAAAACCTTAGTATTATCTTTTAGTGGTGGCAGAACATCAGGTTATTTAACAAAAGAATTATTAAAATATAAAAATGAATTTAAAGATATTGTTGTTGCTTTTGCAAATACAGGTCAAGAGCATGAGAAAACATTAAAATTTATTAACAATTGTGATAAGAATTTTGGTTTTAATACAGTTTGGCTGGAAGCAAAAATAACACATGAAAAAGGTAAAGGTACAAGGCATACAATAGTTGACTATAAAACAGCATCTAGAGATGGGTATCCATTTGAACAAGTGATAAAAAAGCATGGTATGCCTTTTAGTGCTTCTCCACACTGTACTAGAGAGCTAAAAAATTATCCTATTAAAAGCTATTTAAAAGAATTAGGTTTAAAAAAACAAGATTACATTATGGCAATTGGAATAAGGGTTGATGAAAGCAAGAGAGCTAACCTGAATAACAAAGATAATTTTATTTATCCTCTATTAGATTTAGATGTTGATAAACAAGATGTATTAGATTGGTGGGAGCAGCAAACTTTTGATTTAGAAATACCTGAACATTTTGGTAATTGTGTTTGGTGTTGGAAGAAGTCCTATAAAAAACTTATGACCATAATGATTGAAGAGCCTACTGCATTTGATTTCCCAAGAAAAATGGAGAAGCACTACAGCAGAAATGGTGCAGTTTCTAACAAAATACAAAGAGATATTAAATTTTTTAGAGGTTGGAAATCAGTAAGCGATATAGAAGAAATGATTACTGAAGATTTTGAGAAATTTAAGGACTTGCATCATTTGCATATAACTGATGGATGTAGTGAATCATGTGAACCATTCCATGACGAAATATATGAACAAATTGAAGTAAAAGAGATTAAGTAAGGGCGAATAGATATATGAGAGTATTTAGATTTATGGAGAGTTTATCTTACGCCCTTGAGATTAGTATAAGGGTTTTTGGAAGAGTAGGTAATAAAGTTCTAGCTTTATTATCAAATTAAATATAATATAAAAAGTGGAGAGTCATTATGGACGAAAAAACAAAAAAGGCACTTTGGATTCCTGAAGAATTACATAAGGATATCAAGGTGTTTGCAATCACAAATAATATGAATATCGAATCTGCTACTCAGCTATTGCTGAAGCTAGGCATGGTTTCTTATAAGGAGAATAATCGTGGGTCAAAATAAAGCAGCAGTAGAGAAGCGTAGAAAAGAATTAGAGCAAGAAAAGTTAGACAAGCAAATCAAGTATTACTATTTCCAAAAAGGTGCTGGTGAGCACTATAGAGAAATTCAATATATGAGTGGCAAGATAGTAAGGACTAGGTTTGATGCTTGATTGGATTTTATATTTTATTGCAGGAATATTTGGATTAGTATTTATAGGTGCAATCATAAGTTTGATAGCAGCAATATACATTTTAAACGAGTTAGATTAATGGTAAACGCAAGAAATAAAGGTGCAGCATTTGAGAGATTGATAGTCAATAAGCTCAATACAGTATTAGAAGAAAAAGGTTTAGATGAGAGAGTAAAAAGAAATCTAGACCAGTATCAAACTAGAGGTATGGCTGACATTTATTTCAGGAACTTTGCGATTGAATGTAAGAGATATAAGAACAATGGCAATCAGAACGTATATAAGAACGCATGGTGGCAACAAGCAATAGAAAGTGCTGGTGATGATTTAATTCCTATATTGATATATAAATTTGATAGAAGAAGCATTATGGCTGTTGTACCACTATGGCTATTTAATCAATTTGAACAACCAAACTGGCAATGCGCATATATGTGTCCATTATCAGATATATGCGAAAGGCTAGATGAAATCATACAAAAAGCAGATGGATTTAAACAGCTACCTGCTTGAGCAGGACTTTGAAGAATATTGTCGTTTTGCATACGATAAGATAACTTCAGCCTGTCAATTTCTCGGAATTTATAATGACGAGGATTATGAAAGTTTTAAGGAAAGGTGTTATACCCAACTTGAAGCTGATTATTTAAACAGTATTGAGAAAACAATACATTAACATGGAGAATAATATGGTAGACATATTAGGTGGGATGACAAATCCCAACAGTGAGAGTCAGCAAGTTTATCTTGCTTTTAAAACATCACATCAGCAATTTTTTGCTAATGGTGAAACGCCTGTTGAGTTCCAATATCTGCAACTTGACCCTGCAACATT